TCACTTTAGTGATGATGTTGAAAATCATCGGAGAGACAAACGAACCCTTATCAACCCTAAAACATATAAGTGCGACCAGTGTGGAGATATGAAACCTATTGTACGCCGCAGGCTACGACTACGTAGTAATGGTTCTACATCTAAGTTCGATGTATGTACCGACTGTGAAACAGAGTAAGCTATATGAACTGGAACCTTAGATACTCAATGGAACACTATGGTAAGTGCTGGGAAGGCTATCACCAGTGTGGTATGAAGAAGAAGAATGGGCGTGAAGTACCCAACTGCATTCCCGATGATGATGAGGATAAGTAGTCATAGTACGATCTAATTAAAGATTTATAAAATTCGGGATAGATATATGCAAACCGCGCCGACCCTTGTATCTAGGACTTTTGTCACATATGTAAAAGTCCTGCATTCTTGACTAAGTAGGTATGGAATTATTTAATTACGACAAAATCAAAGCACACCCTAACTACCTACAGGTTGAAGAGAATATATGGGTAATAAAGAACCTTATCTCAGAAGAGACATGTGACCTGCTTGTTGAATTTGCAGAGTCTGTCCCAGAGGAACAATGGTGGGAAAGAAATAGAAGAGAGTGGTGGCACGGTAAGTTCCTATATACCGTTGATAACGAAGAGATCAATGAGAAGAATAAAGAGATCAAAGCAGCAATAGCTACTTTATTCACAGACGATTGGTTTCTGAGCGACCCTGGTTCTATTCATAGGATACAAAAGGGTCAAGGTATGTTTGAACATTCCGACAACCCTACAGAGGGCATGGGTAAGAACAATTTTGTTCAGCTAGCCTTTACAATCTACCTAAGCGACTTTGAAGGTGGAGAGATCTATTACCCTAAGATTCTAAATCCAACACCACTACAGTATAAAGCATCAAAGGGTGACGTATTGATTCACCCAGGCGTGGGAAGATACGAACACGGAGTTAGACCAGTAACAGGGGATAAAGTTCGATACGTAACAACAACCTTTGCATACGATCCTAAAGTAAAAGAACTAATAGACGTGGGCGCAGTATTCCAAGATGTAGAATCTGGTCAACCAATGTTAAACGACCTTGCCGTAAGCGACTGCATCGAATAACATATATGAAACAACCGTTAGTAGTAGAAAGATTATTCGATGCCGAATTATACAAGGCACTAAAAGACGATCTACGTTCAAAAGCTCTCAGCCATGGAGATAGTAACATAATGCCCGGTCGGTACCTATTAGAGGTTGACCAAAGTGCTATCTTGCAAGAAGCACATACTAAGGCTTTAGAGATAGCAAAAGAACTTTTTGGAATTCCGGACTTACTTCCAAGCTACGCCCTCTTCGCCCATTATGAGACTATAGGAGATATAGTACCATATCTTAAAAAGCACAAGGACAATAACGCTTGCACCTACACAATAGATATGTGTCTATACCAGTCAGAGCCTTGGGATATATACGTTGAAGGGATACCCTATACTCTTCACCCCAACCAGGCATTAGCCTACTATGGAGAAGATCAAGAACATTGGCGTAGCGAGTTCCCCAATCCTGAGTCTGGGTTCGTTGGAATGATCTTTTTCTTTTTTGTTGAGAGCGATCATTGGTTCTATACTAAAGGTAGCGACTATGTTGAAGTCGTAAACGGTATCATTACAGAAGAAGAATGGATTGCGAGTCATAAATGATATCAATAAACCCTAATTTCTTAACATCCGAAGAAATAAATATTATACTTAACTATGTTAAAAATGAATCTCAAAACCATTGGAGCATAGATGAAAACAACCAGAGCCGAGTACTCAATTTAAATTATCATAAATCGCTTGAGCCAAAAGACAAGTTGATCTTGGAAATGATTATAAAGATCAGGATCCGTATTGAGCAGCACATAACACAAACCTGTGGCCTTGCTGTACCAATCTATGCAGAATGCGCTAGCGTCATACGTTGGCCTGAGGGTTATGGACAAGAACCTCACGCAGATAGTGAACAGAATAATCCTGAAGATGGTGAACATCAATACCCACACCGTTTCTATGCAGCTGTTTGTTATCTGAATGATGACTACGAAGGTGGAGACCTTTATTTCCCACAGCATGGTCTTGAATTAAAACCAGCACCAGGAGTCATGATTCACTTCCCAGGGACCCGTGAATACCTACATGGAGTTCACCCTGTGACCAATGGAGTTAGGTATGCCATTACAGCTTTTTATACCAAAGATATAAACAAAGCCGATGGGTTGCCAAGATGAAAGCATCAAAGATTATTGAATGGCCGGGGTTAGAGCACATTGAAAATAATCCAGAGCTTTACTTAAACATGTTATTGGAAGAAGTTGTTTTTGTTTTTAGAAATGCCAACCTTAGTTACGAAGATCAGTATGAATTGCATCGTATCCTTGGAGAAATATTTCATGGTTTTCCAAACAAAACAAAAGGAAAACATGAACATTACATAATGACCCATAAAGGATTCAATAAGAATGCCAATGATGACACTGGTGACGATATCAGATCAATGTGGCACCAAGAACATATTTATTATGCTAATAGCATAATTTATGGTAATTGGAATAATACCATTTTTAATACTGATAAAGAGAATGGCAAAACTTATTTTTATGATATGTGCAATCTCTACAAAACACTTCCAGATGATACCAAAGAATTTTTAAAAAAGTGCACTGCAGATGTTACAGGGAACGATTATGATGACCCTATCAATGAAGATACTGGTGATTTTGATCCAAAAGATCGTGTGATTGAGTATTCACCAATTGGTTATCATTGGATAACGAATGAACCCGTGTTGCGTGTAAAGTTCTGGTATGCTAATGTACTTAATAAGTATGATGGAAGGCCTTGTACACCAGTGGAACAGGAAAAGTTTGATACAATAATTAATGACATTCGTAATTTTGTTGTTAATGATGAAGAGAATAGAATCGTTCAAAAATGGCAACTGGGTGATCTTGTAATTTCTGATTTATATAAATGTGCTCATGCAGTGACTGGTGGTTTTAACATAAAAGATCGTCAATTTACAGGGATGCTTGGCAATGTTAAACCACAACAAGGGGAATAACAATGATAGAAAACTTTATTGCTTATAAGAATTATAGTGACTTGGGCAAAATAACTCCATTGAATGTAAAAAGAGAATGGATGGATGATACGGTCAATAGTCATGCCTATAAGTGTTTTCCAGTTAGCCTTGCCAACGGATTAGGTTGGGGTATATCTTTCCCCGAAGACATTACTTTTATTTGGGATGGCATAACTGATACGACATCAGATCATGTTAAAGTCTTAGCTGGTGAAAAGTATGTTCATGCGCGAAGAGGCAATGCAACCATAAGTTTTAATACTGGTCTTATTTTTAAAACACCAGAAGACTATAGCCTTTTGACTATGCCAGTGCCCAACCAACACATAGCTGGTGTTTCTCCGTTTACAACATTAATGAGTACCTCTTTTTATAATGGTGATCTACCATGCGCTTGGAGAATAACAGAAGCTAATAAAGAAATAACTATTAAGGCAGGCACTCCAGTCATGGCAGTGATTCCAATATCTTTAACTAACTTACAGAATACAGAATTGCATATAAAACCACGTAACGATATACCGATTTCATATTATCAAGATTATATAGGTTATAACGAAGTAATAGGTCACATCAATCAATCTGGTAAATGGTCAGATTTTTATAGAGATGCTGTGAACCATGAAGGCAAAACCATTGGCGAACACGAAGTTAAACTAATAAGACTAAAGGTTATGGAAGAAGAATAATATGGAAGAACAAATAATTGTAAACAAAGATGAGGATCAGAGAGAATTTGTATCGCTCATACCTTCTGGTTATTTTGGTGACTCAGCAGATAATATTGTAGAAGTTTCAGACTTTCTTACACTAGAGGAGCAAGAAACACTTAGAAATTTTGCTATTAACAATACGGTTTGGGATATTACCGAAACTAAAACAAATGAGAATGGAACAGTTACTTACAATGCAGACTTTTGGGCAGATAGGGTAGCAACGTATACTTCTTTACAAAGAGTAGACCCAACAATCTTGCCTTTGATTGAAGACATGCAAAGAAGACTTAAAGTTAAAGTAGATGCACACTTCAATGTCAATGTTAGAGCAACAGGGCCTGCAGTTGTTAAATGGCCTGTAGGGACTGAACAGACTCCACATGCTGATAAAGAATTGCATGAAGGACCAGATGCTGGTAAACCAAATGCTTTTCCATATTATGACATAGCATCAATCTTTTATTTCAATGATGATTACGAAGGTGGAGAACTATATTTTGTTAACCAAGGTGTACGTATCAAGCCTAAGGCAGGCTCCGCATGGTTTTTCCCAGGTGACATGAATTACTTGCATGGAGTCTCAACAGTAACTTCTGGACTTAGATTTACGTGCCCATTCTTCTGGACAGTAGAAGAAGACTTTAATAATAAATAGGAATTATATGGACAAAACAATACTGCACGACAAAATTTATTATTATGAAAATGTAATGCCAAATTTTGACGACTTCAATAATGCTTTAGAACAATATAATAATTGGGAAGAATGGAATTCTTGTGGTGACGCAACTCCATATCTTTATGGAGAGAGTTTGACAATAATTCCAAATGAAGATGACAAAAACGCATCATACGTTTACAATACGATTATAAATGCTTTTTATAATGTTGCCAAAGATTATGCTGAATCTTTAGGTGATTATGAAGAACCAAAATTATTCCCAACATATAAAATAAAAAAATACATAACTGGAGCATCTATGGGTGCTCACTATGATCAATTAGATGGCGATAAAAGTTTAAGATACTCTTTCGTTATGTACCTCAATGACGATTATGAAGGCGGAGAGATCTCTTTTAAAATTGTAGATTATTTTGAACCTAATAAAAGACCAGATGTAGATCCAGATTATAATGAAGCTATAAGACTGAAACAAATTAATGCAGGGATCAAACCAAAAGCGAATAGTATCGTTGCGTTCCCATCATCTGCTCCATATTTTCATACTGCTCACATGGTTAAAACCAATGTTAAATATATGATCCCAGGCCATTGGATACACAACAACATGGAATTTAGTTTAAATGAAATGATGTCATGAGATATGGACAAAACAATACTGCACGACAAAATTTATTATTATGAAAATGTAATAGAAGATTTTGACAACTTCAATAAAGTTTTTAAAAAAATGGATGATGGTTGGACAGTGTGGCATTCTTCTGACAATGAAGAACATATTTATGGAGAACATAAATCATTGGATTTAAAGATCATTGATGAAGCAGAAGGACATTTAAAAGAAAATATGCTATATATTTATAATTTAATTATGAATGCTTTTCGCAATGTTGCCAAAGATTATGCTGAATCACAAGATGAGCATGAAGAGCCAAAATTATTCGATTTGCTTAATATAAAAAAATATAATGCTGGAACATATATGGGTTCTCATTTCGATCAATTACAAGGCGATATGAGTTTAAAATACTCTTTTGTTATGTACTTAAACGATAATTACGAAGGTGGAGAACTTTCATTTAATATTATAGATTATGATGAAGTTTTTAACGAAGGACCTCATATAGATACAGACTATGATAAAGCTTCAGAATTAAAATTATTTGATATAGGGTTTAAACCAAAATCTAACAGTGTAGTAATATTTCCAGCTTCTGCTCCGTACTTCCATACTGCTCACCTTGTTAAAACTGGTTTTAAATATATGATTACATCTCATTGGATACATAATGATTATAAATAAAATATATGATAATATCTATGAGATCGAAGAATTCATTAGCGATGATGAATGTCAAGTCATATTAAAAAGAGCTTATTCTTCAAAAGAAAAAGACTGGTTTCATTATGAAGAAGATTATTCAAAGTTTTGGAGTGATAAATCATTAATTATACCTAAGCATTTAATGTATGGTATAAACAACAGAATTGAAACTCTTTTTAAATCGTTCTATTATATAACAAAAATTAATGCAATAAATAGATTTTCTAAAAATGTTGCTATGGCAAGGCATCGAGATAATCATACGATGATTAAAAACGAATTTTCTGCCTATGGTGCTGTTCTATATTACAACGATGATTATCTAGGTGGTGAAATTGAATATCCAGAGCTAGATATTAAAATAAAACCTAAAGCAAGATCTTTGATTATTCACGCCGGTGACATACTGCACGGAACAACCAAAGTTCTAAGCGATAGTATGAGGTATTTTTCAACATCTTTTATTAGAGAAAAAGATGATATTAAGGTAGAATTAAATTCTGAAATATTTAAAGATAAGGAATAATAATGGAACTTGGTTATAGCAATAGAAGTGCTCAAGAAGAATTTGTTTTAAATTTACTTGATAATAAAAGAGAAGGTTACTATGTTGAATTAGGTGCTTCACACTCAACCTATGGAAGCAACACTTATAGACTTGAAAATGAATTCGACTGGAAAGGTGTTTCTTTTGAAATCGTACCGGATTTACATAAAGAGATATCAGAAAATAGAAAGAACCCTTGCATATTAGGCGATGCAACAAAATTTGATTATATTCGTTATTTTGAAGAAAATAATTTTCCGAATCAAATAGACTATTTGCAATTGGATATTGATGCTGGGTATGACCAGCATCTCAGACCTTTTGGTAGTGCGTATACAACATTCCATGGTTTAATAGCAGTACCACTTAATAGATATAGATTTTCAGTTATAACTTTTGAGCATGATGCAAACATGTATTGGAGAAATATTAAGATTAGAGATATGCAAAGAGAAATACTTGATTCTCTTGGTTATACATTAGTAGCTAGAGAAGTTCATGAAGATTGGTGGGTTGATCCGAATGTAATTACTGCGGAAAAGTTTAGACATCATTTAAGATGGGATCATCTTTAATGCAAAAAACAGCTATAGTCACAGGAGCCAGCAAAGGTGTAGGCCGAGCTACGGTTAAACTCTTGGCTAATAATGGATATAAGGTTATCGCTGCGTCAAGAGATTTAGATGCTATGAAAGATTTAGAATCTAAGAATGTCGAAATAAATAGACTAGATGTAACAGAACCAGAACAGATTAAATCTTTCTTTGAAAAATATAAAGAGACCACAATAGATCTATTGGTTCATAATGCTGGTGGTGGTTCTTCGCCGAAACAAATAATACATGAAACTATGGAAGATTTTAGAAGAGCCTACGATATAAATGTAACCGGTCCAATGTACATCTCACAATTATTTGTTCCTTCAATGCAAAAATCTGATTCTCCAACAATTATATTTATTTCTTCTTTGTGTGGGCAAGTTCCATTTTTTGGATCAGGCAATTATTCTAATGCAAAAAGAGGTCAAATGGGTTTAGTTGATACCATGAGGTTAGAATTCCCAGCTTATAAAATTAAAATAACAGAAATTTGTCCAGGTACTATTGACACTCAAATAGAAAAAAAAGATAATGCATTGACTGCAGAAGACATGGCAGAGGCTATCCGATGGGTAGGGTCATTGCCAAGTCATGTAAATATAAACCATGTGGAGATAGCACATATAAATAGTAGCAAGTACGTGATATAATATGAATAGAATAGACTATAAAGATAACATCGTTGTGTTTGAAGAGTTTTTAAGCAAAGAAGAATGCGATGCAATTATTAAATATTGGCAACACGCAGAAAAGATTGGTAATCATGGATGGCATAGAATTGGATTCTATGGATCATCTGCAGCCAACCTACCAGTGGGTGATGATATGGTTGATTTTGGATTGCCTATGGATCTTGTTGAATCTTTGAGCACTAGGATGCAAGAAGCAGGAGAGCTTGCTCGTGGGAGTGGTTTAACGCCGAATGGCGTACCACATGCACAGATATGGGTTACAGGAGGGTTCACACATCCTCATTCAGATAATAGCACTGATGGTGTATATAATGCATTTGAAAAAAGTAAATGGGCGACTTTTTTGTATTTAAATGATGATATTGAAGGTGGAGAATTATATTTCTCTGACCATAATATTTCTATTAAACCAAAAACTGGACTACTTGCCGCGTTTGACGGTGGACACGCGAATCAACATGGTGTAACATTGATTACATCTGGAACAAGATATACCATTGGTCAATTTTGGGATTATGCAGAATCAGAATACTCTCAAGAAAAAATAGATCAATGGGCTGAAGAGCTTAAAATTACTAGAGCAGAACAAGCTGTACAATTAAAAGGTTGGGAAGAAGCAGAATCAAAAGGTGAAATTATTTTACCAGACCCCAGTCTAGAATACAAAGGAGAATCATGATGAACATGCAAGAAGGAATGACCTTTGAGCAAACCTGGAGTTCTAAAGAAGAACTTGGCAATTGCATCACACTTTACAGAGATGTAATTAAGCCAGAGTGGGACATAATCAAAAGGTTAGAAAAAGTATTGGATGGGAACAACCATTATACTTGGCAACCAGCCTATGTTGGATACCAGCAAAGGATGCCGGAATACCGAGATTGCGTTGACTTTAAATTTAAGAAAGCTGATATAGCAGGCGATCCAAGTCAAGAATCAAAAGAACTACAGCAAATATGGCAAGAATGTTATGATGCACAAAAGGCAGCAGTAGATGATTATTCAAGAGCAAATAATATCCATAATCTAAGATATTGGGAAGCCTTTAACTTTGTTCGTTATGGTGAAGGCCAGCACTTCATGGAACACCAAGATCATGGCTTCTCATATAACTGCACAGTATCGCTTGTATCGTACTTAAATGACGGTTATGAGGGTGGAGAGCTATATTTTAGACTACAGGACCTAAACATCAAACCAAAGGCTGGAGACCTAGTTATTTTCCCATCTGCGTTTGCATACCCACACCGAGCCATGCCGGTGAAATCAGGAGTTAAGTACTCCCTAGTAACCATGCTGGACTATAGTGATAAATATCATAAGCCAGAATTCTACCAGGAGACCGGTTCCTAAAACAGTGTAATTTCATAGGTATTTTGCAATAGTTCATATAAGAGTCAAATTCACTATCAAGGACTACTAATGACATTCAAATACTCAAATGAAGACGGCAACATGGATTTAAATATCGATGCTAAGTTAGAAGGTCTCGATAAACTCGCAGAGCGAGTAATGTTGATGCGAGATTTGCATCAATTGACACGAGAGACTGCAAAACTTGCAGAAGCCCACCACGATTTTACACAAAAGGCACTCGGTCACCACCAGGACATTCTCTCTTTGGAGCTAATGAAGAAAAAAGAAAAAGGATGCGATTGTCCAGATTGTGGAACTCACAACCCTAAAGGAATGTCTTCTTCATGGGGTGGCGGGATAATGGTTGAACCTGAAGACTTTATAAACAACCACGATGCAGAATGTTCAAGATGTGGAGAACAACACCCAATAGGTTCTCTAAGTATGAATGGTGAATGCCCTAACTGCGCAAGGTAACTACGTTACAACTGTATTAAAAGATTTAGAAATTCGGATTACTTTTATAAGTAAACTCCACAATAGCAAGGTACGTAAGAATGACAAAGTTTAATAGCAGAGCTGCTGCTAAAAAGCAAAACAACGATCAATTAAGCATTGTCTATCATCAAATAGGTAGCGATACTTACAAGTTCCATGAAGAAGACCCAAATGCTGGGCACATGGATCGTGAAGCAGCGCTTATGTCAAAACACTACCTTAAAGGTTGTGGCAAGAAGTGTAGGTCAGGTTGTACAGGAAGTTACAGAGATCAAGGTCTTAAAAGACCAGACCCAGTAGCAGTAGATCTATTCGGCCTTGAGCCAGATGACCCAAAAAACCTTGACGGTGAATGGCATCACAACCCTAATCTAACTAAAATGGCTAGGCTACGTACTCTTACAGACTTTATGAATATCCCTGTCGAAGTTAATGGCTTTGTAGGTGAAGAAAAAGTTGCTAAGAAAAGAAAGTTTTCCGATTTCTTGGGTTCACCTCAAACAAAAATTACTAAAGGTAAAAAAGGAAGAGAAGTTGTTGATGGCATTTCTGCCGGTCAATACATTGATGAATCTGGACGTAAAAGATTCGGTGCACCTATGGAAAAAATTGGACTTATCCATGGTATAGTACAATCTGGTTATAATCGCCTTATTGAATCAGGCAGTACAAACCTTGCTGATTATTTTAAAGTAGCAAAAACCGCTTCGGCACTTTCTGATGGAACAACTACTTCAGCAAAAGATTCACGACCTAGTGAGAATCGTAAATTCCGTCGCCTTTCAAAAAATGGCGTTCCAGCTAACGCTATGAATGAATTAAATTTTGTTGCAAGGCATATTGCTAGCCGAACTAGTCCAAGCATTGTACACGATGAAGATCCAGATCGTAAGGATGCTTTAAATCAATCACATCGTGAGAATCACAATGCAGCAAAGACTGCAGAGTTCGTAATGTGTCATTGCCCACACTGTGCATTAGACCAATCATCGACCCCGACAAATGCAATTTTTGATATTCAAGATCGAACTCGTGCAGCAAAATCCCCTGTAACGTCCGACTCATTTTTTGCTGGTTCACCTCAGTTTCATCATCCAGACCTTGGAGAAAGTTTGGAAGGAAGAACTTCTGATCTTGGTAAAACTGGTAAACAATCTCCTCACAATGGTTTCTGGGTTAAAGATGCAATAAAGTATATAAAGGCTGCTGTTGGTGGTAGGAAAAACGAAAACAACGAGTGGCACCCAGGACCTACTGCATTGCTCAACGATGCTCGACTCCATGCTATTGATCCATCAGAATTTGAAGATGGTGGTGGTGTTGCACCATTCGTACGAAACTATGATTACGAAGGACCTGCCGAAAAACCTGAAAGCACTCCTACCCCAATTAAGAGAAGAAGACCAGAAGCTATTTCTGAAGACCTTGCTAAGGCTAAGGAGAATATTCTTAACCCTAAGGAAGAAAATTAATGTTAATAAAAATTAATCAGATAAGCCTTGACACGTACCCTTGTCAATCTCCTATAGTATAACTTAAGGAAATCATGAATAATCCTTGTCAAAATAGTTGCAATATTAATGCTTGTATTTGCGAAAATAATACAAAAAATGATGAAAAACAGCTAAAAATAGCTGAATTTAAGGAAAAAACCGACAAAATACGTCATTTTTTATCAAAAAACGTTAAAAAAACGTCATTTTCACACAAAAAAGACGAAAAACCATTAAAAGCTAAAAACTACCATATTACGATAGTTGACGCTAGCAATGAAGATGGTTACTACATGGAGTACTCTAAGGACATCAACCTTGTTGAGTTTGCCATGATCCTTACCAATATCTTCGGCATAGATATGCATGTCGGTTACGATGAAGATAACGATGAGTCACTTCAGGAAGATGTTATCTTTTTCAAAAACTTAGATGAAGTCATTGATTTCATTCAAAATAGGAAGAAGGAAGAAGAATGACAAATAACCATGAATTTACATCTTTTGAACTAATGCCAAAAGTAAGAATTTATCAGGGATTGTTACCAGACTCAGATGAATTATATAGAATTATAAAAGAATCTGAATCAAATAATGAAGGTAAATATTTTTTTGATAAATGGACACAATGGGGTCTATTTGGAACATATGCAAACATTGCTTGGGAAAGATACTTTTCTGGTGAGCCAGATGCAAAAACAAAAGAAGAAAAATATGTATACGATAGTGTTCTTGAAGCAAATGAAATTGCTATAGAAGATTACAAAAAAACATATAATGTTGATCTTCCAGAAACATCACGTCTTGATCAACCAAAATTTCATAAATACGATATAGGCGTTGATAACATGGATAACGATTTGACCATGCAATATCATACAGATTATATAATTTCTGAACGAGATCATCCGGGACCCAAATTCTTATTGACATGCACTACGTATATAAACGATGACTACGAAGGTGGAGAAATAGAATTCTATGTTGGGGATGACTTTTATCCATACAAACCAAAAACTGGAGACGTTTTAGTATTTCCATCTGACGAACCATACTATCACGGTGTAAAAACTATATTGAAGACTAATAAGTTTTTTACTACTAATTTTGTAAGCTATACATATAATGGTCATCCAGATTGGCTTGAGAATCAAAGGAAATATGGCGCTCATCACTGGTCCAAAATGGAAATTGAAAGAGTTGACAAAGAGAACCCAACTAATATGAGGTACGCTAATAGGAAACCAGAATGACAAATAATCATGGGTTTACATCTTTTGAATTGATTCCAAATGTAAGAATTTATCAAGGCCTTCTGCCAGATGTAGATGAACTTTATAATATTATGAAAAAGTCTGAAACTGATGCAGAAGGTAAATATTATCTTACTCCATGGATAAAATGGGGACCATACGGAACAACTGCACATCAAAAACATGAAGGCCAAGAAGAAATTGGAGATGATCCAAGGGCAAAAGAAGAAAAATATTTATCAGATAGAGTGTTTGAAGCATATAGAACTGCATTAGAAGATTACAAAAAAACATACAATTTTGATTTTCCAGAAACAGTATCTTTACTTAAATCATCATTTTCAAAATACGATGGAAGTATCGAGGGTGGCAGCAACGGTTTAGTGATGCATTACCATACAGATTTTATCATCTCTGAACGAGACTTACCCGGACAAAAATTTTTATTAACATGTACAACATATATTAATGATGATTATGATGGCGGAGAAATTGAATTCTATGTTGAAGATGAAGTTGAAAGTAAATTTTATCCATACAAGCCAAAAGCTGGCGATGTTCTAATATTCCCATCCCAAGAACCGTATTGGCATGGTGTAAAGAATATAAAGCATGGACATAAATATTTTGTTAGAAATTATCTAACATATTACTATGATGGACACCCAGATTGGATTGCAAACCAAAAAATGCATGGTGCATATAGATGGGCCAAGATGGAGATAGAACGAGTTGACAGAGAAAACATAAGTAAAATTCACATGAAACATGTTGAACGGAAATAAGAATGACCGTAGAGGAGCACGATGCAAATATTACTCACCACTATACTATTCACTATCCTGCTCATCCTGAGCGCACCTCCGATCCACATTACAAGGACTTTGATTCTTACAGACGGAGAACGAAAAGCACTGCTCAGTGCAGCGTTGGTTTGCACCGTAATGATTTTAGTGAATGCTCTTTAGATAAACCATTGGAGCTTCATCACAGCCATATCGAGTTTTCTCTTCAAAATGGTGTAGATCTCAAGTGGCTTGAAGTTGACTATCCTGGCGTTTCAGACCCTGATTCTGTGGGTGCATGGGTAGAGTCAGCAGATAATTTAGTATGGCTATGCGAATTTCACCATAGAGGACATGGGGGTATTCATACCGCCGCTGCCGCTGACTTTGAAGCAGAGAAATACGTTCGAGGATTAATTAAATGAAATGCACAATTAGTGACTGCAATGTACAACATCGTACATTTGTAAAATTGCCTGGTGAAGATAAACCTAAACCATATTGTGGACCTCATACTCTAGAAATGCAAAGCCGATTTAGTCGAGTAGCTCCAGTAATCGATATAAACACTAGAAAACGAATTTTATCTTGGTCTGAACGTTATGCTACTGCTGTAAGGCCAGATAAGTGCAGGCTATGTGGTCAATCTGATGATGGGACTCGCACCGTTGTTAGCAATGGTACTTGCAAAGATACCCAAGATTGTGCAGAGACCCAAGAAGGTCTTGCTAACAGAACTCTTACTGTACTAGAACCAGTTAAAAAGCCTAGGAAACAACCTATAGTAGATAGGAAGGGTACAGCATCCTGTACTCATCCAGACTGTTTAAAAGCAGGTAAAAGATACCCTGTTGAAAACTTATCATGGGACAAATCACCCATTGGTAACCCAGTCTGCAGAGATCATTGGCGACCTGGAACCACTGATTACAATTCTTGGAGAGGCGAGTACAAGAGAAGATGATGGAAGAACGTAAAATAGGTAAACTAGGTAGGCTAGCACCAAATAGACCAAACGGTCTACACATGCTGGCATTCTATCAGCACAACCCGTTGCCTGCCGCTCCATTATCCGTAGGAACTCCTAATGTAGCTGAATGGGAAATGCTTGGTAATGATAAATACGGCGATTGCACGTTTGCCGGTATTGCTCACGCAAAAATGGCTACAGCAAAGGTACTTGGGTTGAATGAATTGCCACCAACGACTGAAGAAGTGGTTCAAGCTTACTTAGCTTATACCAATGGTCAAGATGTAGGTGCTGTAGAAGCAGACCTGCTCAAGCATTGGCAAAATAATGAAATATTTGGTGGAAAAGTTGCAGCTTATGCACCAACTGACCATGCTGACTTTGATGAACTTAGAAGCGTAATAGCATTTTATGGTTTAGCATACATTGGCATTAAATTACCTTCAGTATGTGAAGAACAATTCTCCAACCATCAACCATGGGCACTTACAGGCACGCCTGCCGATAATAACATCATTGGTGGACACTGCATCATTCTTGTCGGATACGATGAGAAATGCTTTTATGGCATTACTTGGGGTGAAGTCCAAGCCATTGAACAAACATGGCTACAAAGTTACATGGATGAGAGTTGGGCAATCATCACTCCAGAGATCGTAGAAAAAGGTCAGTATGGCGACATGCGTTTAGAAGACCTACTAGAAGATATTGGTAAACTATAATGACTATCCCAAAGAGAACAGAAGAAGTGCTAGAAGAAAATAGCAAAAAAGTTATTTATCTAGCTAATACTGGACAAATGAGATACAAGACAGGCGGAACGTTCCAAGGACTCTTGGTTGAAGCTATGTCTGGGCCAGAACGTATTGGATACTTGACTGCTGAAAAACGTCATGATGGTAATTATGTTCTTGATGGTGTTTTTGTAGAAGAAGGTTACAGAAACAATGGCATTGCTACAGATATGTTGCGTAAAGCACAGAGTTCTGTACAAATGACACCATACATTACCACTGAGAATCAAATTTACCAATCAGAAGCTGGTAAGAAGCTTGCTGAAAAAGAATACAGAATGATGACTGCTAGTACTCTTGTTATTGCAGGACCCCTTGCCGCTATTCCAGAATTGCTTGCAGTTGGTGGAGAAGCTGCAGGAGCCGCTACAGGCGCAGGAGCCGCAGGAGAGGCCGTTGCAGGCGGAGGTGGAGCCCTTAGTGGTCTTGGCGGTAAACTTGTTAAAACATTAGGTATCCACAGCCTTTTGAACAGTATTAGAGGCCCAGGTGTTAATAGCCCACAAAGCACACAGAACAGTGACCCGGCAATAGAAACAGCTAACCCAGCCAACCCAAATTTCAGCGTTGCTTCTAAGATATCAACAACAGTTGCGTGGCCTGAAGGAACTCATGTGAAAAGGCAAACTTTTAGTCCATCAAATAATCACCAAGGGATTAATATAACAGATGCTATCGAAGCCATTGGTACGGCAGCGATACAATA